CGGGACCGGCTCGCGCCCCCTCCGAGCTGCACAGCATCTCGTCAAGATTGTCCATCGTTACGCCGAGGGCGGCAAGCTCACGGCCTTTCTTCTGGAAGGATCGGAGCTGGTACAGATACTGCTTGCGGCGGGTACGCGCGTACTCGTAGCGCTTAGCGAGCCGGACATACTCGTCCGCTCTCAGATGCGCGATCTCCGCCTCAATGGCGGCGTCCGCTTCGTTTGTTGTGACGGTGCGTTCGTTCTCCATGAGGATTCTCCTTTGTTCGTTTCTGGGATGTGCGCCGCGGCGCTCGCGCCCGCGCGCAACCCCCTAGACTTAACTAAACCTCTTCTTGTCTTTCCTAAACCTTTACTAAACCTCTTCTACTCTATACTGCGGTTCCATTCTGGTTCCAGATTGGTTCCATTCTGGTTCCACTGGCGAGCAGACGGGCATTCCGGCAAGGGCAAGAAGGGCGGAGACGGCAAATAAAGCCGCCTCACGCGCCTTTGCGCTCCAGTGCCATCGCCAGGCCTTCCGTAAAGGCGCAGAGCTGCGCTTTCTGCATGTCGTCCATGTCCTGCATCATGCGGCCCAGCCGCTCGATGGTTTTCCGCTCGTTATTCGTCAGCATTTTTGTCACCTCCTCGCACTTTGTTGCATTGCTTTGCGGTTCTATTGCAATAATAAGCGAGAAAAACACATTTGTCAAGACTTTTTTGTGCTTATTTTGCATTTTTTCGTTGACGGATAGCAACGTCTGTGCTATTCTTGATTCACAAGGAGGTAAATGCATGGGCAACAGAATAAAAGAGCTGCGGCAAGCGCTTGGCTTGACACAGCAAGAATTCGCAGACAGGATCGGCGTGAAACGCGGAGCTATTGCCAATTATGAAATTGGCCGCAACGCATCCGACACCGCCGTCGCCTTAATCTGCCGCGAGTTCGGTGTCTCCGAGCATTGGCTGCGTACCGGAGAGGGCGAGATGTTCGTGCAGATCTCGCGCGACAAGGAGATCATGCGCTTTGTCGGCGACGTCATGCAGGGCGAGGAAGATAACTTCCGCCGCCGTTTCCTTCTGGCGCTGGCCCGGCTTCCGGAAGAGCGCTGGGCCGACATCGAGGACTTTGCCCGGCAGATCACCGCGGAAAACACGAAAGAGGAGCAGGATTGATTTCCTGCTCCTCTTTCTTTGCTGATTCTTTGCTTGTTCACGCTGCGCGCAAAAATTCCAGCGTCAGCTCCATCGACCGGCTGTCGGCAATATCCAGCAGCTGATCGATCTCGCGCCGTAAGTACGTCCTCCATTCCTCGTCTGTCATAGCTCATCCTCCCATAATTTTTCCACGGTCGTTTTCAGTGCCCTGGCGATGCGGATCGCCGTGACGACATTCGGCAGACGACCACCGCGCTCGATTTCGTAGATCGTGGTTCTGCCGCATTTTGCCTTGCGCGCAAGCCATTGCTGACTGACACCGTGGTATTCCCTGTATTCTCTTACTTTGTTTCCCATCGGCACCTCCACTATACCATAAAGTGTCGGCCGTGTGTGGATCATGCACCGGATTCGGAACACAGTTTCTTGATTCTTGAAAATAATCCTCGATTGTGGTATGGTGCACACATGGCCGCGCGAATATGTTGCCACGCGCGGCAGGAGATTGCAAAGGAGGATGACGCAAGTGCGGAAACGTAGGACTGCCGCGGCTATGGTTGCGGTGCTGCTATCGCTTACTTTGTGCGGGTGCTTCGGGGAGGAGTGGTACACCGAAGAAGCTTACGAGCAAAATTATGAGGACGGGTTTTATGCTGGTGTATACGCGGCGAATAAAGCGGACGCGGCATATCTTTGGTACGGCACGGGGGCAGACATTGAGTACGCAACGGAGGTTCTTGACAGCTATCTGGCCGGTGAGGGTATTTACACGCGCGCCGAGGCGGAAGAGGCAGTGGATACAGTGCGTGTCTATTATGACGAGGTACTGCAAGTGTACAAAGACATCGAAGACGGCCGCGTAGACGTGGATCGCCCGGACTGAGGAGGCTGCAAGATGAAAGTACCTGAGCCGCGCAAGTTAAAAAGCGGGACGTGGTTTATTCAGATGCGCCTCGGCGGAGAGAGCGTGCCGGTGTCGGCGGCAACGCGGACGGAGTGCATCCGGAAGGCGGAAAAGATCAAGGCGGACTATCGCAATGGGCAGCGTCTCCCCTACAAGAGCACGCAAACGCTGGAACAGTGCGTGACGGAATACATCGACGCAAAGCGCGGTGTGCTGTCTCCGTCAACGGTAAAGGCGTATGTGTCCATGCAGTCAACGCGATTCCAGGCACAAATGAAAAAGCCGGTCCGCGATATCACGAACTGGCAGGCTGTTGTGAGCGCAGAGGCGAAAAGCGTAAAGCCGAAGACACTGAAAAACGCATGGCGGATGGTCGCGGCTGCCTTAAAATTCAGCGGATATGAAGTCCCAGAAGTCACGCTTCCGCAGATCGCGCCAAACGAAAAGCAATGGCTTGATCCGGAGCAGATCAAAATTTTTGTGGCAGCCGTGGCAGGAAAACCATGTGAAATCCCTGCGCTGCTGGCGCTGCATGGGCTGCGGAGATCAGAAATCATGGCAGTAGATTGGACTGATATTGATCTCGACGCAAAGACGATCCGTGTATCAGGCGCGGCAGTCATCGACGAGCACAAGAATATCGTGCGCAAAGAAGCAAACAAAAACAAGTCATCCGCGCGCACGATCCCGATCATGATTCCGGCGCTGTACGACGCGCTTGAGGCTGCACAGGGCAAAAGCGGCGCGGTCGTGCGCTGCTATCCGAACACGATCTACAAGCAGGTAAACACGATCTGCGAGCAGGCCGGGCTTCCGCTGGTCGGCGTACACGGGCTGCGGCATAGCTTTGCGTCGCTTGGCTATCATCTCGGCGTGCCTGAACTGGAGATGATGCGCCTCGGCGGGTGGGCAGACAATCAGACGATGCGAAAGATATACACGCACATTGCTGACGCAGACAAGGCAAAGGCTGCAAACGCAATGACAAATTTTTTCGAAAATGCTAACTAAAATGCTAACACGAATTGCAAAGTCACAAGTGTTTTCAATGCTTTTACGTGCTTTTAAGGTGGGTTCAAGTCCCATCTCCCGCACCAAATTAAGAAGCCCCGGAATCCATTGGATTCTGGGGCTTTTCTTTGTTTATCAATGCTTTGTGGTGCTTTCGGAAATCTTTGCTGTGCGAAAAACGTCGCGGATTTACGATTATTTTTCGCATAATGCGAACGTGCTTTGTTAGCAAAATGCTAACTAAAATGCTAACCGCGTGCTTTAAACTGCAAAAGCAAATTACGGTTATAGGAAAAGCCCAGGCGGGTATCCGTCGGGGCTGCATGTGTTGTGCTGTGCTCACTTCCTTTCCCAGCTGCGGCGGGATGTATCCTGCACGGACGTGATGCCTGGATACTGCTTTTTCAGGGCGGCAAAGCGGGCAAATGCTTTCGCGCGGTCCTGCCCGGGGAACTGCTCGCGCAGCTCGTCAATTTTCGTGCCGTCTGTAAGCTCGAGCGTGATCGTCACCCAGTAGGTAATGCGCCCCTTATAACTCGGATCACGCTTGAGCGTTAAAACGCGCGTGTAAGGCATCGTTTCCAGCTCGGCATACCGCTGCGCCAGTGCTACGCGATAGTCGCGCAGATCGTCAATCAAGCGCTCCATGCGCTCAATCTGGCGGGCAATGTCTGCATCCTTGCGGGCGATGACTTCCGTCGTTTTGTACCGCTTCGGCTGCTGCACGTAGATGTAGATCCGCTGTTCGGCGGTCTCCTGCTCGTCGCCGTACATGGTAAGCAAATCGTGATAACTCACTGTAATAACCTCCGTTTCGCTCTTGCTTATCAGCGCCGGACTTTTACCGGCGGACGGGGGGCGGCCGGATCCGTAGGAGTTGAGTTTGAACGAAGCCATGCTGGATCTCGCTACGGGAGTGTCCGATCCCATGTCGTCGGGTTTGTGGCGCAGTTCGAGCAGCGTGTAGTCGGGGTCTT